CAATGGCAAATTTAAACAGCCCAGGCGTTCAGGTTCAAGTTATAGATGAAAGTTTCTACACTCCTGCAGCCCCAGGAACAGTTCCGTTAATTTTCGTAACATCTGCTCAAGATAAAGCAAATTCCAGTGCGACAGGAACAGCACAAGGAACAACTAAAGCAAATGCTGGTAAAGTATGGACTATTACTAGCCAACGAGATCTAACAGATACTTTTGGTACACCAAAGTTTTATGTAGATCAAAATCAAAATCCAATTCACGGTGGCGAACTAAACGAATACGGACTCCAGGCTGCTTACAGTCTGTTAGCAGTCAGTAGCAAGGCTTATGTTGTTCGTGCTGATATCGATTTATCTCAACTAACTGCATCAGGCACAGTTCCTGTAGGTGATCCTGCTAGTGGAACATATTGGGTAGATACAGGTAATACAGTATTTGGTATCAACGAATGGGATGCTACAAATAAAGTATTTGTAACTAAAACACCTAAGATTATAGACGATTCAAGTCCAAGTACTGCACTTGATGGAATGGCACCTTCTGCTAGTTTTGGTGTCAAAGGTGACTACGCTGTAGTTGCTACATCCGATAACCAAAATCCAATTTATTATAAAAATTCAGATAACAACTGGGTAATACTAGGTTCAAATAAAGAAAGCAGTTTCGAATCAGTTATTAGCGGTAGTTCATTTGTAAGCCATGTTTGGCAAACTAGTTTCCCTGTTGCAGTTAGCACAGGAGTAAGTGGGTTTGCAACAGATCAAACACTAAGCATCAATGGTCTTGCAGTGACTTTTAATAGCACATCAACAGCGGCTATTGCTACATCAATTAATGCCGCAACATCAAATCACGGTGTTGCCGCAAAGATTAACTCAGCAGGTAAGTTAGAACTATATGCTGATATTTCCGGAACACAAAATGGCGCAGTTATAGTAGCAGGTACTGCTGTAACTAAAATAGGTTTAACTACAGGAACATATGCGGCTGTAACTTTAACTATTGCCCCTCATACACAAGTTCCTCAATATGGAACTAATAGTAACCCAAGCGGAAGTGCATATATTAAAACAACTAGCCCTAGTAAAGGTGCTAGCTGGGTTGTAAAATATTACAATGGTAGCACAAAAACATGGGGAACAGTTTCTGCTCCTATCTATGCAACTAGCGAAGCAGCCATTAAAGGTCTTGATATTACTGGTGGTAAAGGTATTGCTGTTGGTCAACTATACGTTGAAAGCAACTACGATCATGGTACTGGCAGTACTAGTACTAGCGTAAAACAAGCTAATTTTAAAATTCATAGAAGAACCGCAGTAAATCCTACAAGTGTTACCGGTGAAAATGATGTTAGTTCTCTTAGTATTACTAGAGACGCAAGCAACACATCTACGGAATACAGTTTTACTATTTCTGAAACAATCGCAGGTAGTTCTGCAATGTCTACTCCACAAAAAGTTGTAGTTGGCACAGTTGCTAGTTCTGGCACCTCTGTTACAGCAACATTTTCAGGACAAGATATAGTAGCCGCAATTAGTGGTGCTGGACTAATAAATGTCAGTGCTGAACTAACTACTACTGGTCGTTTAGTTATTAAACATGCACTTGGTGGTGATATCCATATTACTGATACTACAACTGACAACAACAATATGATTTTAGATGTTTTTGGATTCTCAGCATATGATGTTGCATCAAAGACAGGTACAGCAAATTTATATGCTGCCGGTGACTACGATACATATGACTACAGAGCAAGTAATTGGAAGCCATTGGTATATGAAGCATTACAACATTCTCCTGACAGTGCTCCTGCAGATGGTCAACTATGGTATGACAGTAATTTAGAAGATGTTGATATTATGTATCACAATGGTGACACATGGGTAGGCTATTTAACTGCTTTCCCTAACAGTGATCCTAAAGGACCGCAGATTAAAGCCAGTGCTCCAACAAAACAAAGTGATGGTACTGATCTAGTTGACGGTGATATTTGGGTCGATGCTTCTGATTCTGAAATGTATGGAAAAAACATTTATATATGGAACGGCACATTATTAAAATGGGTCAGCCAAGATCCTAGCGATCAAGAAACACCTACAGGTTGGAAATTTGCAGATGCTCGTTGGTCTAACGCAGGAATCGATGACGGAACATATCTTGCAACTATTGAAGAATTACTATCAAGTGATTACTTAGATCCTGATGCTCCAGATCCTGCGGAATATCCACAGGGTATGCGTTTATGGAATCTACGCCGTAGCGGTTTCAATGTTAAGAAATATGTAAAAGGCCACATTGATATTAATGAAAATGATGGCAAGAATACTAGATATAACAATGATCCAATGGACGGTTCTAATCTAACTACAGCTTACAGTGCAGATCGTTGGATCTCTGTAAGCCCTAACAATGCTGATGGCTCAGGATCATTTGGTCGTAACGCACAAAGAAGTTTTGTTGTATCTGCATTAAAATCAGCGATTGATGTTAACAGTACAATTCGCGATACTGACTCAGTAGTGTTTAATTTAATTGCTTGCCCTGGATATCCGGAAGCTATTCAAAATATGGTTGCATTAAACGCTGACAGAGCCCATACAGGTTTTGTTATTGGTGATACGCCATTTAGATTAAAAGCAAATGGTACTGATTTAGGTAACTGGGGTAGCAACATTGCTGGCGCAGTAGATAACGGCGACCAAGGCGGTGTTAGCAATGATGAATACATGGCCATGTTCTATCCAAGCGGTTATACAAACGATAATGCAGGAAATTATATTGTTGTTCCGCCAAGTCACATGATGCTACGCACAATCGCAACTAGCGATCAGAAATCATATCAATGGTTTGCGCCAAGTGGTATCCGTCGTGGCGGTGTTGACAATGCTACTAGTGTTGGATACATTGAAAATGGCGAGTTTAAAACAACATCTTTACCAACAAGTTTGAGAGATGTTATGATTCAAACTGCAAGAGTTAATCCTATTGCTACATTAAATGGTGTAGGAGTTGTCAACTTTGGTAATATTACAAGAGCCAAAGGTAAAAGTTCACTAGATAGAATTAATGTATCAAGATTAGTTGCATATCTACGCAGACAGTTAGATTTACTAGCTCGTCCGTTCTTATTTGAACCTAACGATAGAAATACTCGTAACGAAATTAAGAACGCCGCCGAAAGTCTGCTATTAGAACTAGTGGGTCAGCGAGCATTGTATGATTACATCGTTGTATGCGACGAATCAAATAACACTAGTGCCCGCATAGATCGTTCAGAACTATGGATGGATATTGCCGTTGAACCAGTCAAGGCAGTAGAGTTTATCTACATTCCATTACGCTTGAAAAATACAGGCGATATCAAGGCTGGTCTGTAATATGGTAAATAATAAAGAATAAGGAGCATATAAATGGCAATTTCCAGTTTAAGTAAGTTTTCAGTGCCATTAAATGGAGCAGGACAGAGCGCCACAAGTCAAGGTCTCTTAATGCCAAAACTGAAATATCGTTTCAGAGTTATTTTTGTTAACTTTGGAGCCGGTGGTGAAACCCACGAACTAACCAAACAGGTAATGACTGCTGGTAGACCTGGCATCTCATTTGACAATGTGGTCCTAGATGTTTATAATAGCAGAATGAACTATGTTGGTAAACATACTTGGGATGATGTTTCAATTGTCTTAAGAGATGATATGAGCAATTCAGTTAGCAAGTTAGTTGGTCAACAGGTTCAAAAGCAATTTGATTTCTTTGAACAGTCCAGCGCATCAAGCGGGTCTGATTACAAATTCCAATGTAATATTGAAATCTTAGATGGAGGCAACGGCGCATATGAAGCTCTTGTTCTTGAAAGATTTGAACTGTACGGATGTTTGCTAAACAAAGTAGTTTATCAAGGCGGTGATTATAAGACTAGCGATCCTATGGATATTACTCTAACTGTTAAGTATGACAATGCTTTACAAACAGATGCTAAGGGCGATGCTGTAGGTATCGGCGGTGCAATTGGCCGTACGGTAAGAACATTAGCTACAGGTTAATCTACACAAATATAAAGGCCCTTAGGGGCCTTTTTTTTCGGCATAAATATTTGTATGTCAAATATATTCAATAATTTTTTAAGTGGTGTATTCGGAGCTGACGGATATATGAAGGACTTTGCTCACGCAAGTCGATTATATAGAGACGATAATCTTTACGACCTAGCACCTAAAGCAGGGTGGATGTACTATATACGGTTAGGAATTAATCCTGCAATCCGTAGTAGAATAGAATTAGTAGCACCAGGTTGGGCAGGTAGATATCAACCATTTGTAGGAATATTAGCCAAGTCTGCAGACTTACCAAGATTCAATATTGCTACAGAGACGGTTAATCAATACAACAGAAAAAGAGTTATACAAACAAAGTTAACATATAGTCCTATTAGTATTACATTCCATGATGATATGGCCAATGCTACTACTGACCTATGGAAAGCATACTATAGATATTATTATGCTGACGGCAATGTTATAACCTCAGGCGGAAATAAAAATTCAAAATCATCTGATGCATTTGCTAATAACAAATATTTAGATTCTCAATCATATGCCTACGGATTGTCTAATGGTCAAACTGTTCCATTTTTTCAAAGCATTGAAATTTATCTGTTGAATAAAAAGAAATTTTCCAGTGTTACTTTATTAAACCCATTGATCAAAGAATGGGGGCATAGTAACGTTGACCAAAGTCAAGGTAATAAAATGATGGAGAGTAGAATGACTGTAGAATACGAAGCAGTTATATACAATAACGGCCCGGCAACACAGGTGGGAGTTAACGATAATCATTACGACAGGTCACCTAGCCCATTAAGTATTGCAGGCATGGGATCAAATACATTATTTGGGGCTGGTGGTGTTATAGCTGGATCTGCACAGGTATTTGGAGATATTAGTAATGTTAATAAAGATACTAGTTTTATGGACATAGTTGGTATTGGTATTAAAGCGGCTAACCTAGCTAAGAATGTTAGTAAATTAACTGCCGCAGGAATTAGACAAGAAGGTTACAGTATTTTAACAGGTCAAATTGCCGCCATTGGTCAAGCAGGTAGGTCAGGTGATTCATTAAACTATCAAGGACCGGTTATAGGAGGAGTTGAGATCTCACCTAATGCAGTTGTCAATAATTTTAGACAGTATTATAATTCCAGTGTAAACAATAATATTCAAGCAACCGCAATAGATTTAGGACCTGCAAGTGCTAGAACTTCTGCAATGACTAATGCCCAAGTTGCAACAGCAATTAGAGAACGATAATATGACCGTATATAATAATATTCCGCAAAAAGCAACATCAGCTAGCACTGATGCCACAGTTAAGTTTTTTGATAAATTCTATCAAACTCCAATTGAAATTAATAATACTGCACTAGTGGCTGCTACAGGTTTTTTTGAAGCAAGAGGTTACGGTAGTGATGCGGCAGAGTCAGTTGCTATTATTATTATCAGTCAAGCTAAGAAAGATAATTTAAATGCATTTGAAATATTAGATACTTTAGGTGGATTTACTGATGTACAACTTAGTTCTCTAGTTGGAGAGATTTTAAATTATAATAGATTTAAAACCAGCACATTGGGAATTACACCAACTCCTACACCTGCTGACGAGATTCAACGCAATGTAATAGCATGAGTCTTAAGTTTAGTCAAGGCGTCTATCATATAAAAAATCCTGACAAGTATGTGGGATTAGGTAATCCTCGATATAGATCATCTTGGGAACTAAGTGTTATGCGTATGTGTGATGAAAATGATGCTATACAACAATGGGCTAGTGAGTCTGTAAAAATTCCATATAAAGATCCATTAACAGGTAAAGCTACTGTTTATGTTCCAGATTTTCTAGTAGTGTTTACAGACAATAAAAAACATAAAAGAGCAGAACTGTGGGAAATAAAACCAGCTAATCAAACATTGAAAGAGCGTGTAGGTAAAAATCCTTACAATC